AATACAGGGTGAGTTGCACCACTAGCTCCTTGAAAAGGTTCTGTTCTATTTTCATATTTAAATCCTAAAAGATCTAAACCAGTTGTATAAGATTGTTCCCAATCTTTTCTTGATGCTTTGTAGTCCATAAAATTTTGAACCATGTCACCACCTATTGGTTCTAATACATCATCTGGTAAAAGTTCTGCTAAGTTATCAAAGTGTGATTCTGTTCCTGGTACATTAATTGCACCTGGTTCGTAATCTAAAGTTACGCCACCATCTTCTTCTGGGATAACTTCGATTGGTCCTTTTTCTTCTACTGGTTCCTGAACGGCTATTTCTTGTAATTCCTCTTCTGAAGGAATCTCTTCTTGTTTTCTAGTGTTCGGGAGTCCTTTGTCTATTTCTGCCATATATACTCCTAATAGTTTCTAACACGGTTTTTAAGGGATAGCAACCCTTGTGAGTTTGGTCCTGATACTGGTGGTCTACCTGATGAATCACCAGCTATTTTTGCTATACCACCGCCTGCAAATTCACCTTGTGTACCATACACTTGTTCAGGGCTATACATTTGTGCAGCTTGCGATAATGGTATTGATCTTAATGCTTCTTGTTCAGCCATTAAATCTCTAGTAGATACATCATAACCAAGTGCTTTTAATTGTTGTGTATAATTTAATAAATCAGAAGTTTTCATTGTTAAAAAATCTCTTGGCATTTGTTCAGACATATTTCTCATAGCTTTTAATCTTCTCATTTCATCTGCTTGTGCACTTTGAGGAACTGAAAAAATTCCAAAGTCAGCTTGTTGTTTTCCAGCTTGTCCTTGTAAATATTCTTGTGCAACTCTTGATGCATCTTTAAATGCTTCACTAGATATTATATCTGCAGACTGATCAGCTCTTGCGCCTTGTTCTCTTGCCTCTGCCGCTGCAGGTATATACTGATCTATTCTTCCTCTAGCTTTTGCAATGTCTCTATCTTCTATTGCTTTGTTAAAAGCGGATAGTTGATCCTGTGCTGCAAAGCCAGATCTTAAAATATTTTTATCAGCTGTGCTTTCTAACATATCTTCTCTTTCCATTTTTAATGGATCAAGTTCACCTCTGTATTTTCTAGGATCAAGATAGGATAAATAACTTTCTGCATAAGCAATGTCAGAAGGTTTACCACCTAAAACTTTATTACCGATAATTGCTCCTTCAATCACTGCTTCACCAAGCAAGGCACCTGGACCTAACAAATTTTTTAACAATCCAGCTCGTGTTGCAACTTTACCAACTTGCACTAATTCTCGTGCAGCTTTTTTATTTCCTTGTTGTGCAACTAGCTTCTGTTCTTTTAATCCATCTCTAATACATTCATCGCTGAGAGCAAAGCCAATACGTCCACCATCTGCTTTGAGATTAACTTTACATTTTGGAAGTTTACTGTAGCTTTGAATTTGATTTAAAATTTTTTTGCTTGTTTCATCATCTAATCTTGCTTCACTAACAAGTTGTGTTGCTAGGGAAGAAGGTGTAGCTTTAGTTCCTCTTACAGTTCCTGTTTGAACATCAAAAGAACGAATACCTCCTCCAAGTTTATTTATATCATTAGCAAAATTATCGGATAATTTTAAAAGTTCTGTTGAGTCTGTTGTTTTTTTTATAGCGGAATTATATTTTTGAACTATAGCTCTTTCTTTTGCATTTGCAGATTGAGTTGTAAGTTCTGTAGTATATGGATCTAATCCAACTCCTTTTGTATGTTGGACATTCATAGAATTAAATAATTTTAATTTATTTCTGTACGAGTTATATCTTTTATTAAATTCTGCTTCAGTAGGAATGGCCCCTTTATTTTCTTTAATTAATCTATCCATTAATCTACTTTTTACAATATTTTCATTAAGAATAGTTCCAACTTTTACTTTCTGTCCATCTAAATCAATTTCTAAATCTCCTATTTGTTTTTGCAAATCATAAGGTTTCATTTTTCTATCAAAAAAACCTTTGCCATAAATACTGTCTACTTGACTTCTAAGTTGGCCTTGATTACCCAAAGATCTAGAACCAGGCATATCAATCCATTTTAAAGGTGCTTTATTTTTTTGATTATCTATAAATTCAACTCTTTTCCATGCAGGCACTCCGTCTTTATTAGGCATTTGCCAATTAACACGTCCGTTATTATCAATTGGTAATTTGCCATCAGCAAATTCTCCAATAATTTCTATTCTATTTCCTGTGTTTGATGCTCTCCATAAATTGTGCCACATTTTATTTTCTTTACTTCTACCGACTGGAAAAGAACCCCTACGTTCATATAACCTATCTCTTGAAACAAGAGCATTTGCAATTTTTCTTAATTGACTTTCATCTGTAATAGATTTTAGAATTTGAGGACCGTTAGGTGCACTTCTAACAATTGCTTTTATATCTTGTAGTGATCTTTTTCTTGTAGCATTAGATTCACCACCAACAAAATCCGCTATTCCTAATTCTTGTTGTAGTCTGTGTAAAGCAGATCTACTTCCAAAAGGTTTTCCATTAGGTTTAACAAAACCTTTTTTAGTAAGTTTTTCTAAAAATTTATTTAAACTTAATTTAGAATCTTTTAATCTTAACTCATAAAATTTTTCCGGAGTTAAAATTGTTTTGTTTCCTATTTTTAAAGATAAATCAAAAACTTCTTTACCTTTTCCTTTAGCTTCTAATATTTTTTTTAAATTTTTATCTGCTTCTAAATCAAAAGCTTTTAACATAGGAAGACGCATTCTTTTTTTTGTTCCGTCTGCTTGAGGAATTGAAGTCATGTATCTCCATCTTTCAGAACCAGAATCATATTCAATGTTAATTCCCTCTGGAAGTTTAGATTTTATTTCTGATACATCAGCATTTGAAAGACCCCCTCTATCAAATCCAATCCGTCCACCACCGGCTTTCTGTTGTCGTTCACGTCTTATAAATGCGTTAATCGCATCCATTGTTTCAACATCTTGTCTAACTGGTGGTTGAGGAATTTTATTTGCAAATGTAACATCAGGAAGATCTGGCTTTTCTTTTTTAGCCCGAGTCAGATACTTCATCATCTGTGAAAATCTAGCTGGGTTCATTACTCTCCTAACATTCTAGCGATACCGCCTGATGCATAGTCATCGTAGTCAATTGCCTCACCCTGTCTTCTAATTAATGCATCTGATTGAGCCTCAGGATCTTCTGTTATTCTCTGAGCTTTTTTTCTTCGTTCGATATTTTTCACGAGTTCTTTCATCGTAGGTTTTTGACCTGTTGCAAATTCTTTTAGTTTCGATACATCAGAATCAAGATCGCTAATACTTGAACCACCTACTTCATCTACATCTATATCAAAATCATCAGGACCTTGTTGTCTACCAACTGGACCTGACTCTGCTGTAGAAAACTCTGCTGCTGGTCTTGGATCACCTTCATCGGGCAATGGTTTTTTATATTCCATCAATACATCATCACCAAACACATTGGCTTCACTTTCATACTCGACCCTTACAGCACCTTGGTCAGTGTCTTCTGTAACTCGAACCACGGAACCATCATCAAGTGTTTTCTGGTGAATAGATTGTCTTTCACCCGTTGCAAATTTTTTAGTAACGTCATCACCTTCAAGAATAACTTTGTTAACCAACTGATCAAACCATTCTGGTTTACCAGGCACATTATCTGTTGCAAT